GACGAAGGTCATTTCTAATTTTCTCCTCAGGCGGCGGCAGCGAAACCCTTTGTGGCAGGGCTCGCGAGGTTTGGGAGCGATAGTCTGCAGGCCAGGCTAAAAAGCCCGCAGCATCCCAAACCGCGCGAGAGTCTACCAGCTTGCAAGCGTCTGCGTTATATCCGAGTCTTAAGTGCATATAACATTTCGAGCGCTTTTCGAGGCGTCAGGTCGTCCAGGTCAAGTTTAGCCAACTCGTCCAGCACGGGGTGGGGCAGGCTGGCGAACAGGTCACTCTGATGTGGGGCACTGGCTTTGCTGCTGGTTTTCTTCGGGCTGGCCACCACGGTTTCGTGAGGCAAGGCCGTGGTTTCCAGGCGGCTGAGGTGTTCGCGGGCGCGCGTGATCACATCGTTCGGCACACCGGCCAACTGGGCCACGGCCAAGCCGTAACTCTGGCTGGCCGGCCCTGGCAGCACGTGGTGCAGGAACACGATGCGCTCGTTGTGCTCGGTCGCGTTCAGGTGCACGTTGGCGACCAGCGGCTCGCTTTCCGGCAGCACGGTGAGCTCGAAGTAGTGCGTGGCAAACAGCGTATAGGCGCGCAAATGCGCCAGTCGCTCCGCCGCCGCCCACGCCAGCGACAGGCCGTCGAAGGTGCTGGTGCCGCGGCCCACTTCGTCCATCAGCACCAGGCTGCGTTCAGTGGCGTTGTGCAGAATGTTGGCGGTCTCGCTCATTTCCACCATAAAGGTCGAACGGCCACCGGCCAGGTCATCGCTGGAACCGATCCGGGTGAAAATGCGGTCTACCAGTGACAGCTCGCAACTGGCTGCCGGCACAAAGCTGCCGATATGCGCCAGCAACACGATCAACGCGGTCTGGCGCATGTAGGTGGATTTACCGCCCATGTTCGGACCGGTGATGACCAGCATGCGGGTATCGTCGTCCAGCGACAGGTCGTTGGCGACGAACGGCGTGGTCAACACCTGCTCTACCACCGGGTGGCGACCTTGCACGATGCGCATGCACGGCTCGCTGACAAAGCGCGGGCAGTTCAGGTCAAGGTTCAGTGCGCGTTCGGCCAGGTTGCTCAGCACATCCAGTTCGGCCAGGGCGGCGGCGGTGTCCTGCAGCGGCGCCAACTGGCTGATCAGGTCTTCAAGCAGGTTTTCATAGAGCATCTTTTCCCGAGCCAGGGCGCGGCTCTTGGCCGACAGTGCCTTGTCTTCGAACGCTTTGAGTTCCGGGGTGATAAAGCGCTCGGCACCTTTGAGGGTTTGACGACGCTGATAATCGATCGGCGCCGACTCCGCCTGTTTGCTCGGCAACTCAATGAAGTAGCCATGCACGCGGTTGTAACCGACCTTCAAGTTGGCCAGGCCGGTTCGGGCTTTTTCGCGGGCTTCCAGATCGATCAGGAACTGCCCGGCGTTTTCGCTCAGGGATTGCAGTTCATCCAGCTCACTGTCGTAACCGGTCTTGAGTACGCCCCCATCACGAATGATTGCCGGTGGGTTGTCGATGATGGCTTTTTCCAGCAGGGCCGCCAGTTCCGGGTAGGTGCCAGCCGTGACCGCAAGTTGCTGCAGGTGCGGGGTATCCAACTCGGTCATCGCCGCTTGCAACTGCGGCAGGGCGCCAAGGGCATCGCGCAGGCGCGCCAGGTCACGAGGCCGTGCGTTACGCAGGCCGATCCGCGCCAGGATGCGCTCGATATCGCCGATTTCCTTCAGCTGTGGCTGAAGCTTTTCAAAGCGGTAGCCGTCCAGCAGACAGGTAATAGAAGACTGGCGCGCTTGCAGCACCGCCAGGTCACGCAGCGGACGGTTCAGCCATCGGGTCAGCAAGCGACTGCCCATGGCGGTCTGGCAACGGTCCACCACCGATTGCAGGGTGTTGTCGCGACCACCGGCCAGGTTGGTATCCAGCTCCAGGTTGCGACGGCTGGCGCCATCGAGCACCACGGTATCGTCCAGACGCTCATGACGCAGGCTGCGCAAGTGCGGCAGGGCAGTGCGCTGGGTTTCCTTGGCGTAGCCCAGCAGGCAGCCGGCGGCGCCGATGGCCAGGGTCAGGGTTTCGCAACCGAAGCCTTTAAGGTCCTGCACGGAGAACTGTTGGCAAAGACTTTTCAGCGCCGAGTCACGCTCGAAATCCCACGGCGCACGGCGCTTGGCCCCACGGCGTTTTTCCGCTGGCAGATCTTTCGGCCAATCATCCGGAATTAGCAACTCCACCGGATTGATGCGCTCCAGCTCCGCCAGCAGATTCTCCCAGCCCTTGATCTCCAGCACAGTGAAGTTGCCACTGGTGATATCGAGTACCGAAAGCCCGAACAGACGCTCATCGCCCAGCACGGCGGCGATCAGGTTGTCGCGACGCTCATCCAGCAGCGCCTCGTCACTCACCGTCCCCGGGGTAATAATGCGCACTACCTGACGTTCCACCGGCCCTTTGCTCGTGGCCGGATCGCCGATCTGCTCGCAGATCACCACCGACTCGCCCAGCTTCACCAGCTTGACCAGGTAACCTTCCAGCGAGTGGTAAGGAATCCCACACATAGGAATCGACTGTCCTGCCGACTGCCCGCGTGCGGTCAGGGTGATGTCCAGCAACTTGGCGGCCTTCTTCGCGTCTTCGTAGAAGATCTCGTAGAAGTCGCCCATGCGATAGAACATCAACTGATCAGGGTGCTGGTTTTTCAGGCGCCAGTACTGCTGCATCATCGGCGTGTGGGAGGACAGATCGGACGTATTTTTACTCATTGGGTAGTAGGCAAATTCGTTGAAAGTGATGGGGCAAAGGGGGCGCTTGGCCCAGCATTTTTTGCGATGGCGGCAAGGTTAACACGCGAGGTCGGGGGTTCGCAGGTTGCGAACAAGGAGGTAGGCAGGCATGGCAAATGCATTAAATATGCAAATTAGCATTTGCCAACCCCAAAAACTCCCGTCACTATCCGCGTTATGCAAAAACGCAACGTTTCTATCGTCTTAAGAGAACTGCTGGACCGCGACCGGATCTCCCCCACGGAGCTTCACCGGCGTACCGGCGTGCCTCAATCCACACTGTCCCGGATCCTCAGCGGCAAGATCGTCGATCCGTCGGACAAGCACATCTCGCGCATCGCCGAGTACTTCCGCGTCAGCACCGACCATTTGCGCGGGCGCGCGGCAGTAGGGGCTTTGCGCGATGACGGGCGCGACCCGATGCATTCGGAACTCAAGGACATAAGCCTGTGGGACGACGACACCCCCGTGAATGACGACGAGGTGTCGATCCCTTTTCTGCGCGAGGTTGAATTGGCTGCTGGATCAGGAAGATTCGTCATCGAGGAAAGCGAGAAGGCCAGCCTGCGGTTCGGCAAGCGCAGCCTGCGGCATAACGGGGTGCAGTTTGACCAGGCCAAATGCGTGACGGTGCGCGGCAACAGTATGTTGCCGGTGCTGCGCGATGGCGCGACGGTCGGTGTGAATGCGGGTAAAAGCGCCATTGGTGATATCGTCGATGGCGACTTGTACGCCATCAATCACAATGGCCAGTTGCGCGTCAAACAGCTCTACCGCCTGCCTTCCGGGATTCGCCTGCGCAGCTTCAACCGCGATGAGCACCCGGATGAGGACTACAGCTTCCAGGATATCCAGGATGAACAGATCAGCATCCTCGGTCATGTGTTCTGGTGGGGCATGTACGCTCGTTGACCTTCTTCAGTAAGACAAAGCCCGCCAACGTGCGGGCTTTTTTTCGCCTATCGAAAATCATCAAACCCACAGCCCACAAGGCCGAAAATGCATGCATGCATTTCAATCGGCAAATTAAATGCATTTGTGCATTGACTGTATATGCATACATGCATATTCTTCATCTCAAGCCAGCCAACAAGGCCTGGTGGAGGCGGCAAGGATGCTGCCAAGGAAGACAAGGAAGGCACGCAACATCGGCAAGGACGCCATCAGAGCGATGGCAGGGAGGCCAGGCAACACCGGCAAGGATGCCGACGCTCTTTAGTTATACCGCTTCAAGAACAGGCAGCGATGAACCGGCCTTAACGGTTCAGAGGGTTGGCAACTGACCCGGGTGCGCAGCGTAAAGCACCAGAAGCAGTTATCCGGCAGACAGGGATCGTGGTCGGAAAAACATTGAGGAAAGGTCCGTACCGCGCCAGTAGCGCCGAAAGACCGAGGACATCATTACTGAAAAGCCCGGGCAACCGGGCTTTTTGGAATGCCGACCTATAAATGGATTTACCCAAGAGCCGGCCTTTTGCCGGCAGTGCTCAGCCAGGAGGCGTGACATGACAAACGAGCAGCAAGCGTTAGCGGAAATGCCTGTCTGGCTGGTGATCGTACTGGCCCTGATCGGCGGGGTGTCCGGCGAAATGTGGCGCGCCGACAAGGAGGGCGCTCGTGGTTGGTCCCTGGTACGGCGCCTGGCGCTGCGGTCCGGTGCATGCATGGTCTGCGGCGTGTCGGCGTTGATGCTGTGCTACGCCGCCGGCATGTCGATCTGGACCGCCGGCGCCATCGGTTGCCTGACCGCCATGGCCGGCGCGGACGTGGCCATCGGCCTATATGAACGCTGGGCGGCCAAGCGCATCGGGGTCAACGAGGCCCCGACCTCTCGCCCGGATCAGCAGTAACCGCTGCAAGGATGCAAGCAGATGACATTTCTCGAAAAACCTTCCCAGTTGCCCATGGCGATCGGGGACGCACTCAAGCGCGCGTTCCCCCACCTGCGCGTAGGCAATCACCTGGACTTTCCCGACACGGGCGATAAAACCGGGATCTTGATCAGCGTGGAGCGCAACGGTCCAGGTGTTCGCTCCCTCGCAGGGCGCAAGGCGCATGCCTTGTCGGTTTCACTCAAGGCCATGGTCGCCAGCGGGGCTGCACCCTTTGATGCGTGCGACCTGGCCAGCCAACTGATGGACCTGGCCCTGGACAATCGCTGGGGGCTGCCGCCGGACCAGTGCGACCTGCCCACCGCGATTGTCGCGGCGCCTTCGATGCTGACCGGGGCGCAAACGGACTACGACACCTGGACCGTGTCCTTCAGCCAAAACCTCTACCTCGGCCCATCGCTGCTCGAAGATCCCACCGGCAAACCGCTGTTTGCCCGCACCTGGGAAGTGTCGAACATCGACGACCCCGACCAATATCGCCCATTGCAGGAGTAGTCCATGTTCGATGCACTGCTACGCATGCAATTGGTGCCGATCGTCGAGCGCCTGGCGGAAATGGAAGCCCAGCTCGAAGACTTGTACCGACGCGCAGAAAGCTTTTGTCGGATTGGCGTGTGCCAGGAGGTCGATGCCGCCAGCAATACCTGCAAGGTCAGCCACGGTGAGTTGCTCAGCCCGGCGATCAAGTTTTTCAACCCCAGCGCTGGGGCGCAAACCGAAACCCGCATTCCTTCAGTGGGCGAGCAGTGCCTGCTGCTCAACTACGGCGGCGGGGAAGGGGGCACGCAGTCTGTGGCGTTGTTCGGCCTCAACAGTAGTCTCTTTCCGCCTGTGTCCGGTGTTGCGTCGCTGACGAGGCGTCGTCATCAGGACGGCACCCAGAGCGACTACGACGACACCACCCATACGTTCAACTGGGTTAACGGCCCAACCACGTTCAGCGGCTCCCGCGAGCAAGTTGAGGTCAACGTCGGTGCCGCCAGCCTCACCATGAATGCCCAGCGCCTCACCCTGCAACTCGGCCCCACCGGCTTGTTGCTGGATGCTGCCGGCGTGCATTTGAGCGGCCCGCTGGTGGATCACCAGGGCCGCGTGATCAGTCGCGCATAAGGATTTGCCATGATCGGAATCGAGAGGAATACCGGGGCAGCCGTCGATGACTGGCTGCAATTCGTACAGCGTGCTACCCGAGCGCTGACCACCCCTGTAGGTACCCGCCAGAAGCGCCCGCTGTACGGCTCGTTGATCCCGCAACTGCTCGGCCAGAACGTTGGCGACGATCTGCTGATCCTCGCCCAGAGCCACGCCGCCCAAGCGTTCTACAACGCCCACAACGGCATCGCCGACTTTCAACCCCAGGTCATCGTTGCCACCCGCCAGGGCGCGGGTTTGTTGCTGCGTTTTGCCGGCACCTGGAAAAACCGCCAACAATCTTTCGAGGTCGTGACATGAGCATGTTGATCCCTGGCCAGAACCAACTGGCGGAACCGGCCATCATCGCGGTAGACGAGTTCGAACCGCTGTTGGCCGAGTTCAAGGCCTTCGTCGTTGAGTATGTCGCCACCCGGGCACCGCAAAGCGCGGCCAAACTCAAGGTCAGCCTCGACAACGAAAGCGAACTGCTGACCCTGGCCCTGGAAGCGTTTTGCGTGCGCCTGCAAACCCACGAGCGCAAGTACAACGCCCGCATCAAACAGATGCTGGCGTGGTGGGCCACCGGCAGTAACCTGGATGCACGCCTGGCCGACATGGGCCTGGAACGCCAGGTGCTCGACCCCGGCGACCCGGCCGCTTTCCCGCCGGTGCC